ACATTTACACACACTACATCAGGTAGTACTGTAGAAACAGCATTAGATTTAACAGGAAAGATGGAAGAAGGAAACAAAGTTTCTTTTGTAGTAGAGACTGCAGGAGCATATATAGCATTTGACGAAGATGCTACATCATCAACAGGAATGTTAGTTCCAGCAGACGAAGGTTATTTTGACGATAACATATATTTTAGCAGTAAGATAAGTATTATAAGGGAAGGTAGCACTAACGCCCGGATTCGTGGCATTGTATGGGGGAGATAAAAAATGCCTCTATCGCAAGCGAATAATAGACTATATACTAGAAGCTCACAACTTGTTGGACAAAATGCATCAGGATTAGATATTGATGGCTTATCTGATATTGGAGAAGCTATTGCCGATGCTGATTTATTTATTATTGATAATGGTGGTGGTGGAACAAATGTTAAAACTGCTGTAACAAGAATACCTACATATGTCTTTTCAGGAATTTCTGGGGCTATTACAATAAACTCTTCAGGAGTTGCTTCTTTTGGAACTGATGCACAGGGAACAAACCTAACCTTAAGTGGTAATCTTACCGTAAATGGTACTACAACAAACGTAAGCAGTACAACGGTTACTATTGATGACCCCCTATTTGCACTGGCCGACAACAACTCAGCAGACTCTGTTGATATTGGTTGGTATGGTAAGTATGTAGATAGTGGTACAAAATATTCTGGATTATTTAGAGACGCATCTGATTCCGATATGTGGAAGCTTTTTGCTACTACAGGAAACAGTAATGCGGCACCTTCAACTACAGTAGACACTACATCTGGATTTACTTTAGCTAATTTATCAGTAAACGAATTGACAGGTACTATTGCTACCGCTGCCCAAGGTAACATTACATCATTAGGTACACTTTCTGCATTGACTGTAGATGATGTAGCTATTGATGGTAAAGTTGTAACTATGACTGGCTCATCTGGTGATACTGCAACGCTTACTGTGGGTACAAATGGTACTCTTGATATTACAACCACTGATACAGCTGCAGCCGCAGCTAATATACAAATCACTGCAGATGGTACAGCTGAATTAGCTGGTACTACAGTTACATTAGATTCCTCCGGTGGAGTAACCATTGACGCTAGTGGAGGCACAATTACCTTCGCAGATGATGGGGCTTCATTAGGAACTATAACATCTAGCGGATATTCTGGAACAGCAGCCGTAGCAACCACAGTTACCATTACTGACAATGAAAGTACTGATGAAGATAATGCGGTTGTGTTTACAGCCGGAGGAGACGTTGATGGTGGTAACCTTGGGTTAGAATCCGATGGTAACTTAACATACAATCCATCAAGCGGTACTCTTACATCCACTGTTCTTAGTGGTTCGTTAGCAGCATCTAATATTTCAAATATTGCGAGTCTATCAGAAATTTCTTCAGTAGCAAATGACGATGTTTTTATAGCAATTGATACATCTGGCGGGGGGTTGAAAAAAATTACTCGGTCAGCCATTGTGTCTGGACTAGCATCTTCGGCAGCTATTTCAAACGTTTCAGAAGATAGCACACCTCAATTAGGTGGCGACTTAGATGTAAATAGTAACGACATTGTATCTACATCAAATGGTAATATTAGTTTGTTACCAAATGGTTCAGGTAAAGTTGTTATGGATGGTAATGGAAGTTCCGGAGGGATTAGTATATCTGATGGAACAATAGATATTAGAACCGGAACAGGTTCTGTAGCTAAAGTTTTATTTTATTGTGAGTCATCAAATGCTCACGCTCAAACAGTACAAGCACAACCTCATAGTGCTGGAGTAACAAATACTCTTACACTTCCAGCCGGTGGTAATGGTGAGCTTGTAAGTACAGTAGCTACACAAACACTTACTAATAAATCTTTAGGAAGTGATTTAGATATCTTTGAGGATGCAAATAATGCGGATGTAAAACTAACAATGGGAACAAGTGCTACTGAGTCTTTGACAATACAAGTGCTCAACGGTAGTAGCAACAAGACTGCCGAAGAAGTTCACTTTAGTACTGCCACCGCATCAGGAACGGGCGACCACGGTAAAATGGTATTTGACGTTGATGGTACTGATATTGCCGAAATAGATGATAGTGGTATAAACCTAGCAAGTGGAAAAACATTCAGAGTAAATGGAAGTGCCATTGCAACTTCTGACACAACCTATACCGCTGGAGATTTATTAGATTTAGATGGAACTGAATTTGATGTTGACCTAACAGAAGCGGGTGAGGCGGCAATTGCTAATGGAGACTATATATTATTTTTAGATGGTGGTGCTACAGGAACTCATGCTAAAGAAGCAATAGCAGATGTAGCAACTTTGTTTGCAGGAACAGGACTTACTGCAACTAACTCTGTTATAGCCGTTGATTCATCACAAGCAATCACAGCACTTACTGGTGGAGATTTAACTATTTACGAAGACGCAAATAATGCGGACGTTTCATTTAAAATGGGGACAAGTGCTACGGAAGCTTTAAGCATAGAAGTTCTTAATGGTAGTGGCAATAAAACAGCTGAGTCAGTTACTTTTTCAACCGCAACAGCATCCGGTACTAGTGACCATGGTAAGTTTACATTCAATGTAGATGGTACGGATATATTTGATGTTGATGATTCAGGAATAAACTTAGCTTCTGGTAAGACTTTTAGAATTAATGGAACTACTATAGATGGTGATATAACTAGTGTGGTTGCCGGTACAGGTTTATCTGGGGGTGGAACAGATGGAGATGTTACACTGAATGTAGAAGCGTCTCAGGCTATTACAGCATTAACTGGTGGGGACCTAACTATATACGAAGATGCAAACAACGCAGATGTTTCACTAAAACTAGGAACATCAGCAACAGAGTCCCTTAGTATTGAAGTGTTAAATGGAAGCTCTAATAAAACTGCCGAAGAAATACATTTTTCAACAGCAACTGCTTCTAGTACAGCAAATCATGGAAAGATGGTGTTTGATATTGACGGCACCGACCAAATGGAAATTAATGATAGTGGAGTATCTATAACAGGAGACTTGACTATTACTGGTGATGATTTGTTTATGAACACAAATACTGCTGGGCATATTTTAGTAGGTGATGACACAAACTATAATCCAGTAGCTGTAAGTGGGGATGTAACCTTATCATCTAGTGGTGCGGTAACAATAGCGAATGATGCTGTAGAATCTGGAATGCTAAATGACAATGTAATTTCAGGGCAAACAGAAATATCATCAGGATTAGCAGACGCAGACGAATTATTATATTCAGACGGGGGCACATTGAAGAAAGTAGGATTAGATACATTGACAACACATATTAACTCTACTGCAGCTTCAAAAGGATTTGCTACAGCAATGGCAATAGCACTATAGAATTTTTAGTATTGAGAATAGTATAATATTACTATAGGAGAAATAAATGGCACAAGATTTTGAAAGACATATACAAAGAAGTGTAGGAACTTCAGGGGCAACTGTGTTCACTGCAGATGGTGATGATGCAGTTGTTAGCTTAAGATTAACTAACATTCACACTGGTACTATTGTAGTAGATGCTTATGTTACTGTAAGTAGTGCCGATTATTATTTAATTAAACAGGTTTCAATTCCTACAGGTTCTTCCCTAGAGCTAATTGATGGTGGTAGTAGATTTGTTTTAGCAAATGGAGATGCCTTAAAAGTAGATACCGACACAGCAAGCTCACTAGATGTATGGTGTAGTGTTGTTGGTGACATAAGTACGTAGGAGGACTACACATTGGGATTCGTTGGTAAAAAACCTAGTAGAGTTGCTCTAACTTCAGATGACATAACAGATGGTGTAATAGTAAATGCTGATATAAACGCTTCAGCTGCTATAGCTATGTCTAAGACAGCCTTTAGTGCTGGGAATGGTGTTACTCTATCAACTAACACTTTAAACGTTGATGCGGCACAAACAACAATAACATCTTTATTAGCAACTGATATAAAAATCGGAGAAGATGACCAAACCAAAATTGACTTTGAAGATACTAATAAAATTAACTTTTACGCAAATAATGCAAAAGAAGTTGAATTAGCAGAAAACAGTTTATCACCGGGAAGTAGTGACGGAACTGCATTGGGTACAACAAGCCTTATGTGGTCAGACCTTTTCCTAGCGTCTGGTGGCGTTATTAACTTAAATGATGGTGACGTTACAATTACACATGCTTCAGGAAAACTAACAAGCACTGGAGACTTAGAATTACTAAGAGATGCTAATAATGCTGACGTAAAGGTAACTTTAGGTACATCAGCAGCAGAATCACTTATTATCCAAGTACTTAATGGTAGTTCAAACAAGACTGCAGAAGAAGTACATTTTTCTACTGCGACAGCGTCAGGAACTGCCGACCACGGTAAGATGGTATTCGACATAGATGGTACAGATATACTAACTATAGACGATGGTGGATTAGTAATAAAAACTACAGGTACAATTGGTCCTGTGGGCGATGAAGATTTAATAACATTAACTGCTAGTGGAAATATAGTAACAGTAGCTGGTGAACTATCAGCAACTACACTTGATATTGGTGGTACTAATATTACATCTACTGCTGGAGAGCTAAATCTTTTAGACGGTTCTGCTAAATCTACATCTTCAATTACTCTTGCCGATGCAGACGCATTTATTGTAATTGATGGTACAACTACTAAGCAAATTCCAGCATCTGATATAAGTACATATATTGGTAGTGGTGGTGGTACAACAGATTTGGTTGCTGATGGTAGTATCTCAGCTGGTGATAGGGTTGCTATAACATCTGCTGGTAAAGCTAAAACAGTCGCTGCCCTACAAACAGGTGTCAATAATACAACCCTTACTGCAATACAAAACAATGGTATCCAGTCTTCTTTAGACGCTGCTTATAGCCCAGATGACGACAGGTTTGTAGTTTTATTTAAAGATGGTGGTAATGGTGGAGCTACAACAGCCCAAGTGGTAGATGTAGATTCTAATGGAGATTTTTCTATAGGTTCCGAGTTCGTTGTAGACAGTTCATCTGGTTTTGTACATGAAATTGAATATGATACAAATGTAAATAGATTTGTAACTCTTCATACAGGAAGTGATACTCTCAGGTCTACCATATTGACAGTAGATACTTCAGACAATTCTCTTGGGGGTGGTGCATCCCTTGAGCAAAACCTTACAGGTAGTGGAGCCTTTGATGCCGATGGTACCGGTTCTTCAGCCGAGTTAGTTTTTGACCCAGACAACAATAAAATGTTTGCTATATATTCACAAAATGACGAAGTATTAGGTCAGGTGCTGACTGTTAGTGCATCTTCAATATCAGTGGGAACTGCAGCTGATATACATGGCACAGCAGGACCGGCTTGGTACGCAAATCGCAAAGGCTTAAAAGCTGCTTACGATACAGCGGCTGACAGAATAGTATTGTGTTGGCAAGACTCTAGCGATAGTAATAAAATGACCTCTGTAGTAATTACTATAAGTGGTACAAGCTTTTCAGTAGGTTCAGAAGTTCATGTAACAGAAACTTTAACTTCTGACTCGAATATATATCCTGACATGATTTTTGACGCTACAAGTGGTAAATTAGTATTATTTTTCTACAATGGCTCTCAAGGTGATGGTGAGGTTTATATAGGAACATGTACAGGTTCTAGCACTAACACATGTTCTTGGGGTTCTGCAAACGTATTAGTAGATGGAGACGGAAGTTATTACAACGCTTTATTTGATGCAGGTGGTGGAAATATAGTATATGCAATGGAAGACAGAACCAAAACAAATGGTACTGATTTAATTCAAGTAGGTGTTGGTTATGTTTCCGGAACGTCATTTATTTCAAAACAACAACAAAAAATGTATACCACATATATAGATGCAGCAATTCAAATAGTAAGTGGGGGCACTGGGAACAAAATTGTTTTGTTTACAGAAGATGGTACAAGTCTTTATGGAGCTGTTCCTGATTTACCTGACAATGCAGGAGCATTTATAGGTATAGCAAATTCAGCAATTTCAGATACAGCAACAGGTACTATACAATTACATGGTACAATAGCTACAAATCAAAGCAGCTTATCGGCAGGAGCTTTATATTATCTTACGTCTGCTGGAGGATTAACAACAACAGCAACAAGTTATGCAAAAATAGGGCATGCATTAACTTCAACAACATTATTGATTCAAGGAACATTACCAGACGCAACCTAAAGGAGATTTAGATGAGTAAAATTTTAGTAAAAAACGACACAAAATTAGTAGTATATGCTTTGGATGATGACCAATCGGTAGACATTCAATCAGACAAAACTATAGTAGGAGCATTTGATAGTGGCTCTAGAGGATTTCCGCATATTTCAGATTTAAATAGTAGTAATTGTACTTTGATTACGGGAGTTACTGTACCATCAGGAACAGATGTAGAAAGCGATGGTTCTACTGCTAGGTGGGTAAACAATAAGTATACTTATGATGATGGTACTTGGACTAAGGTAAGTGGTTGGAAAGACGAGCCGGGAATAAGTAATCGTTTCTGGGATGGTAAATAGTATGATAATAAAGGAGGAATAAACAATTGGGATTTGTAGGAAAAGAACCAGCACAAGCAGCACTAACGTCAGATGATATAACTGATGGTGCTATTGTTAATGCAGACATTAATGCATCTGCAGCTATTGCTATGTCTAAAACTGCTTTTTCAGCAGGTACGGGTATAACACTATCTACAAATACATTAAATGTTGACGCAGCCCAAACAGGTATAACCTCCTTACTCGCCACAGATATTAAGATTGGTGAGGACGACCAAACTAAAATAGATTTTGAAGACGCTAACAAAATAAACTTTTATGCTAATAATGCGAAAGAAGTAGAGTTAGCTGAGAATAGTCTTTCTCCCGGTACTAGTGATGGCACTGCTTTAGGAACTACAAGTTTGATGTGGTCAGATTTATTTTTGGCTTCTGCAGGGGTTATCAATTTTAACAATGGGGACGCTACTCTTACACATGATGGCACTACAGGATTAACTATTGCGGCAACACCTATATCTATAGACTCAACTGGCGAGTTACACTTAAACTCTACAACTGGTGATATTAAACTTCAAGATGGTGGTACTGACCAAATTACTTTTGATTTAGATGGTACGGCTGGCGAAGTAATAATGAAACCAGCAGTTGATTCAGACGACTTAGTTATTTCACAATATGACGGAACAGAGGTTATCCGTATAGAAGACAACGCTAGTTTAGGATTAGTAGGCAATAAATTAAGCATTGCTAACTCTTCTAGTGACGTAGTTATAAAACCTCTTACAGACGCTAAAGATATTATATTCCAACAATACGATGGTACAGAAGTAGCTAGAATAGAAGATAATGCTACATTTAACGTTTCTTCTGCAGGTAAATTTGCTTATGCAGGAACTGCTGTAACAGCAACAGCCGCAGAACTAAACCTACTTGATGGTGGAACTTCTGTAGGTGGTTCAATAACACTTGCCGATGCCGATGGGGTTGTTGTAAACGATGGTGGAACAATGAAAACCATTCCAGCTTCTGATGTAAAAACATACATTGGTAGTGCAGGACAATTTACAGCTACTGCAGCACAAGCAATAGATGCTGGAGATTCAGTTGGAATGGACGCTACTGGTAAAGTAGCTCCTATTGAGTTAGGACAAGGAGCTTGGATTGACCATGAGGGAGATAGACATTATGATTATGGAAGTAATTCTGAAAACTCTAATTTTGAATGGATTGATTCTGCCTATGACCCAGACACAGATAGACATTTAGTTGTTTGGTCAAATGCAGCATATGATGTTTGGTCAGTTGTAGTGGCTGGAAATGATGATGCTTCAAACTCTAATACTGAGGCAACCTTTGGTACTCCAGTTAAAGTTTATGATGGTGGTTCAGACAAACGCCCTTACTACCCCTTGGTCACATACGATACCACTGCAGATAGATTTTTAGTTTTTTATTACGTACAAGATAATAGTGATAATTATGACAGTGAAGCTAGAGCACGAGTAGGGACAGTAACAGGAAGTTCTACTAATAGTGTAGCTTATGGTACTGATACCCAACTTTTAAACCATCAAATGTGTTGGGACAGAATAAGTACTTACTGTGAAAGTGCAAATGTACATGTAACTGCTGGTAGAACCTTTTTATATAATAGTGATAATAGTACTAATACAAGTAACCCATATTCTGTAAGTATAGTCGTTACAGGTGGTGGCACAAACACGCCTGCTTTGGGGAGTCAAACTGTTATTTCTGATGGGAAATATGGTAGTGGTACAGCAAGTGCTATTACTTGGGACGAAACTAATGATAGGGTAGTTTATATTCATTTGGATAATGGTAACGGGGATGATTATGCTCATGCTATAGCTTCCATTTCTGGTTCAACACTTACTTGGGGTGCCTATGCAGAGTTTGACACAACCCCAACTAGCTCAAGTCAATGTGGTAGTGCAGTTGTTCATGACCCAGAAACAAATAGATGTGCAGTTTTAGTTTCAAGAAGTGACCAAAACGACTGTGTTTTTTATGTGGCTAATGTAGCAAATTCTGGGCAAACTATGACAAGTATAACCTTACACGATACTAATGTTATAAGTGACAACTCTGAAAGTTCTGGAACAATGCAACTTCGTATGTATAGTACTGCTAAAGCTGGCTTAGGGTTCTGTGCCCTCACAGATTACCAATCAAGCATACAATCATTTCAATTTCAAATTGATGCCGACAATAATGAAGTAGACAAAATTGGAACTGATGGAGCAGTTGGAGGTAGTTATAATTCAAGGACTACAAGTTATTATACTGTCGACAATGCCTTTACTATATTAGATGATACAGAAGTAAATGAAATGACTCTCTTTGCTCGTTCTAATACTAACTATCACATGAGATATAGCAACACAACATTTGCAGCTACTAGTAACGCAAATAAAATTGATTACTGGGTGGGAATAGCCGGAAGTGCTATATCTAAAGATGCTTCTGGAACTATTACAACTGTAGGAGGAAACGTGGGAGGCTTTAGTGGGCTAACTATAGGAGCATATTATTCTGTTGGTTCTTCAGGTTCCTATACAGCAACAGATGCTAACAACACTACAAATGATTCTATAATGGTGGGTTTTGCAAATTCGGCTTCTACAATACAAGTAACGGGAGCAATGGCTAATTATCAATAGGAGATTTAAATGAGTAAAATTTTAGTAGCAAACGACACACAAAGAATATGGGCTGTACACTCAGACTCAGATACTTTAACTGCTGCAGAATTACAAACAGTAGCCACTAATTCTAGTGGGGTTGAAACAGCTATATACGCTATACCTAGTAGCAATTCAACAATTTACAATAGCATAACTTTGCCGGGTGATTATGAAAATGGGAAATATTTATATAATGGTTCGGCTTTTGTAAGTAATTCTAAATGGGTAGACCCGGACACAGTACCAAAAGGACAACCCTGTGGAATGTTAAACGAAGATTTAGATGCATCTGAAACCGAAATAACTTGTAAAGTTATAACAGGCATATTTAATGGAGTAGCAGAAATTAATAAAAGCATTTTATTTGGGTCAATTAGTGAGGATTTAGATATATCAGAAACTGAAATAGATGTGTCAGATTCTTCTGCTTTAGTAATAAATAGAGCATACAAAATAGATAATGAACAAATTTATGTTACTGCTATTAATAGTAATACATTAACTGTAACAAGAGGATATAACTCTACTACGGCGGCTACTCATAGTAATGGAGCGAACTTAAAAAATATAGTAACTAATAGTATTTATAAATATGATGCGTTAATTCAAATAGAAGGTTCTTCCGAAATTATGAGAGTGACAAGTAAAGACAGTAGTGCAAATACTATAACAGTAGTTCGTGGAGTTGAGTCAACTACAGCAGCAACTCATAGTAATGGAAAGACTATTTATTATAGAAAATAAAGTATAATAACAAAGACCCTTTAATAAAAAAGGGATAAAGAACATAGGAGAAAAGAAACATGGCAGAGATAGATGTACAAAGTGAATTACAAGCTGTAGTTCAAAAAATGGAAGCTTTAATTGAAGATTTAAATAAAGTTAATGCTCGAAGAGAACAACTAGTTGGGCAAATACAAAACCTACAAGGTGTAGTAATGTACCTTAGAGGAAAAGATGATACACCAGAAGTAATAAATGAAGGTGGGGTTCCAGAAGAAGTTGTAGAAGCAGCTAAAGAAGCAATAAAAGGTAAAACAGGAGATAAAGACTCCTAGGAGATATAAATGGCAACAACGGCTGGGGCCGAATTTGATAAGGTTTTTACACATAACGGAAGTAGTTATACTGACGTTACACTAGAAGCACAATCCCCTGCGGGAACTTCTTTTTCCGTTCTTGGTGCATCAAGTCATTATTTATATTTAGGGAATGATTCAAAATTTGATATGGCTATATTTGATGTTGATACTGCTGGAAGTTTAGGAGCGTTAACATGGCAATATTATAATGGAAGTGCCTGGACAACGTTTGTTCCAGCTTCTGCTAGATATCAATTAGACCCGGATGATAATGAGGGAGGGCAATATGATTTCTCAGAAGATGGTGCAGAAATATTTCCTCCTAACATACTTAGTGATTGGGCAACAGATGCAATAAATGGTGAAACCAAATATTATGTTCGAGTAAGTACTGCTAGTGTTACCACTGCTCCTACGATAAAACGTATACAAATGAGGCCTTATGCTGCTTACTGTACGACTCAAGACGTGTATAAGTTATTACAACTAAATAACGTTTTAAGTGGTACTGACTTTACAAGTTCTACCGTTCCTAGTAAAGCGTCTGTAGAACAATATATAATGGAAGCACAGTCTTATATAGATATGTTTACAAGAAAATCTTGGAGACCTAATTATGTTGCTAATGAGTACCAACAATTTAATTTGAATGGTTTTCATTTAGATAAACCTGATGCATATAAAATTTTAAAACTAGAAATTTGGAATGGTGCTAATTGGGATGAAAAACGACAAGGTAGAACAAAAGATTTCTTTTTAGTTCCAGATACAAATATGGTACAATTTTCTAGATATTTCTTACTTCCAGCCAGGTTCACGTCTTACAACGCACCTGTATGGAGATGGGGTGGTGGAGAATTCACTATGCCTATAAAAGTAACTTACCTACATGGTAGAGATATTCAAACTGATGTTAGACAAGGTGGAGTGGTACAAGATATTGCTAAGAAATTAGCCGCCATTGATGTAGCAAGAACCGCAGATTTTGGGGGTGCTATTGTAAGTGGTATGGATAGAATGGATATAGCAAGTAGGATTCAATCATGGCAACTAGAAATAGAGGATAACCTAGATGCTATGAAAGCATTTGAGGTATTCTAATGGCTGAATCAATAGCAATAGATGATATTATGTCCGACATGGATAGTCAATGGAATGCTAGTAATGTAGCTAAACCAACGCTAACAACTGTAAATGGTGCTAATCAGCCGTTTCGTTTTGATTTAAACGTAGGTGACCATTTAATAGGAAGGACAGGAAACCCAGCTATAGAAGAAACTCCTATAGGAAATCATAAATATGGGAACAGAAACTATAGAGTAGAGATGGAGTTATATACATTAACTGGAAGGCAAAGGCTTTTTGATTTAATGGGAGAAGTAAGAAGGATTTGTCACGCCAGAAGACACTCATTAACTAATTTTCAGCGTATACAATTCTTGTCTTTCAACGAGGAAGTGGGAGAACAGGCTAGGATTTGGACTGGAACTTTACAGATTCAGTTAGAAAATAATGGCATTTTATTAGAAACTTAAGAAAAACGAGTATAATAATTTATACGATTTTATATATGGAGAAATTTTAACATGGCAATATATCGAAGTGACCAGGCACAACTAACATTTGCTGCTGAATCTGCACAAGGGGGAGACCCGGAGATGATAGAGGGAACTCTAGCACGTTCTCCTATACCAACTTTAGGAGCTGCAGCTAGTGCAGGCGATAGAACTATAACACTAAGTGCTGAATTTACAAGATTTAACACTTCGGCAAGTGCTGGAGTGCAACTTTACGCTGCTGTTGCAGACACTACCACTACAAGTGTTCAGATTGATAACAATGGTGGTGGAGACCCTCAATTATATCTTGGGCAAGTTATACAAGTAAATAGTGAAAGTATGAGGGTTACAGCTATATCTGGTACAAGCAATAGAACAGCTACTGTAGTTAGAGGATATGAAGGAACCACTGCGGCTACTCATTTAGATAATGCTGCAGTTAATACAAGATTTACCCCAGGAGATTTTATTAGAATAGGAACTCTTGCAGGTACCGTTGCAAACACATTAGTACCTCACGAAGTACGTAGAGTTGAAAGTCAATCTGGAACAACAGTAGTTTTAGACAGGCCTTTAGCTTTTGCCCATGCGAGTGGACAAAACGTAAGGTGTGTTTCTGATTCAGGTGCTGCTACAGCGGAAAGTGCGGCCGATATAAGAAACGATAATGATAAATATATTACATTTATTCCTGGTATATATGAAACAGTAGATACCCCAGACCCAGAGATGAGTATTGAAGGAAGAAGATTCCTTAACACACAATCTAAAAGAAACTTTTCAGTTGCTTATGCAGGACAACAAACCTTAACAGGGTCCGTGTCAGGTATTATGCTACTTAATGGGTGGCCTTTAAGATTTCCAATAGGTACAGTTAAAACAACTCCAGGGACTCTTGAAGCAGGAACAATTCTTTTGGATGGAGCAACCGTTAAGGGTGATATGTACTTTTCAGCAAATGGTGCTCAAATAGCTAATTTAGAAGCAGGGGATTATTTTAGGATTAGTGGGCAAGAAGGTGCAACAACTGATGGTTCTTTTTCTGAGGTAAGGCGAGTGGTATCTGAACCTACAGCAGATAATTTTAAAATAAACTACCCATTTCAATTTGACCATGTTGACGATTCTGTAATAAATGTGGTTGATTCTAGCAATACTTATTATGAGCATGTTATTGAAGAGGCAACTAACCTTGATACAGTTTCATGGCATGTACATATGAAAGATAGTGATTCTGCTGCCGCTACTACTACAAAAGATTTTGATAGAAGATATGTAGGAGGAATGGTAGGTTCCTCTACAATAACCGCAGAAGAAGGTGGAATGGTTACAATGTCTTGGGATAGTATAAACTTCCTTAATATGTTGCATAACCAATCAAACCAAAAAACTGTGGGTGCCGCAATAAATGATGAATACGTTGGTGCTAGTGTGGCAGCTAATATGCCTAGATTTGCTTTGATGCAATCTATTGATGATGCTGATATAGGTGAGCCTAGTCATAATGCAAACGCTGTTAATAACTCTACAGGTTATCCATCTACTCAACCATATTACTTTTCTGAAGGAACAATAAAGTTTTTTGGTCAAGAGTTTGCTAGAATTAGAAGTTTTTCCCTATCAATAACAAACAATGAAGAACCACGGTATTATATAGGTAAGCAAGGTGCCAAATCTAGAGGTCCTTATGAAATTAGAGAAGGAGCTAGAGATTACGGATTATCCGCTTCTGTGGCTTTACCAGATGCTAGTGTTGCGTCTGCAGCTACAGCTGCTAATGCTGACCAAGATGGTGCCTTAGAACTATTTAGACAATTACTTTTAGAAGGTGATTATGGTGATGGAACTAGTGGTAGCATGAATAGACAAGGTTTTTCTGCTACTATAAAGTTTGAACGTGGAACTAATGATTACATAATAATTGATATACCAGGTTCATCAACAGCTGGGTCACCAACATCTCCTAGTAGTTCACTAAATGGTCAAGGTATTTTTATAAATTCAGCTCCTCATTCAATAACAACTGATAATCCATTTCAAATTGATGTTGATATGATATTTAGGAGTTTGAAAATTACTGTAAGAGATAACGTACCAGTATATCCATAAAATTAAATATAGGAGGTCTAAATGGCTGAGGAAAGTAAAGCAAAGAATTTTGATGTTTCAAAGTATCAAATTTCTCCAACAACGCAGAAAAGAAAGGTTGTTATAGAAGAAACAGGAGATGAGTTTGATGTATCCATTAAACCCTTATCTTGGGCAAAAAGAAACCAAATAGTTTCAAATTGCTTACAAATAGGTGCTAATGGTTCTCAATCATTCAATGGTGATTTATACATCAAAGAATGTTTAAAGGAAATGATTGTAGAAGCTCCTTGGGGAAGAACCTCAGAAGTTTTTCTATCGTCTATTGACTCTAGGTTAGGAGCAGCTTTAGAAGCTCTTGTACCTTCAGCTACTGAATCTTCAAATGCAGCCGAGGCCAACGAAATAAAAAAAGGGTAATGGCTTTCTGGCGACAAGCGAGTAATGTCTCAATTGAGGAATCTCTCTTGTATAGTTATTGGAGTACAGTTCTTCAGTTTCTTAAGATGGGAATAAGTTGGGAAGCCATAATGGAATTTACAGATAGTGAAATGAGTGTAATTATGGGAGTTGAAATGGCTTATAACCAAAGAGAGAACGAAGAGCAAGCTAAACAAGCAGCTAGCTCTAGAATTTCTAATATGCATAGAGGTATGATGTAATGGCTATATCAGCAATTATAAATACCGGTCTTGAAAAAGTAACACAAACCATGCTTTCTGGTATGGAAATAGCCGCCGAACAATCAGCCAAAGGTGCTGGTTTTGCTAGAGGAGGCGTTGCTGCCGCAAAAACACATGTAAGTGAGTCTGTAGGTGCTGACGTAGCTAAAGAAATCCCTGGCATGATAAAAGATGGGTTTGCTATGGCAAAAACACAATTAAGTGAATCTTTGGGACCAGATGCTACAGAACTAGCAAATTTGGTAAAAGATGGGTTTGCTGGAGCACAAGCACATATCCCAAACGCTATTAAGGGTGCTATAAGTCCTATGATTAGCGATGTGGGGAAAATTGCTGGAGCAGGGGCAGGTGCTGCTAAAGGAGTTGCAGGTAAAGGTGCTGCAATGGGTAAAGGTTTCGATAAAGGACTAAATGAACTAGGTAAAAAATTTAGTGAATACAGTGGAAACGTTAAAAAAGGAGTTGGAGCTACATTTGGCCCTATGGTTGAGGATGTATTTAAGGTTGGTACCAAGGCTAGTAGAGGTGTACAAAAAGCTGGGGGTGCAATAGGAGACTCTAAGATGGGTCAAATGATGAAAAGTAGTGCTGCCATGGGAAAAAACATATCTAAAATGGCCGGTGTAAACCTTGGAATAGCAAGTTTATTACGTCAATCACAATTATTCACAGGTGTGGTTGGTATGATTTTCCAAATCATTGGTGCCTTTATTGATATTTTACTTATACCTTTTATGCCTTTGATAACAATGTCTATGAAATTAGTGGCTAAACTTTTACCCCCTATGATGAAGGTAGCTATGTGGTTAAACAAACAAGTTGAAAAAGGTCTTGAAAAACTTGTAGAAGGGGTTGAGTGGCTTTTAGGTTGGGCAAACAAACCATTGTCTGAATTTTGGAAAGGCTTGAATGAATTAGGTGGGTATTTTGAAAGTGGTGCAAAAGAAGTTTGGGATGGGTTCAATCACTTAGGAAGAATATTTGCAGGACTTGGTGCTGCTTTTTGGGACGGACTTAATCATTTAGGAAGAATATTTGAAGCAATTGTTACTGCTATTTGGGATTGGTTAAAAGAAAAAGGTGTAGAATTTAAAGAGTGGCTTGACGGACTACCTGCAGCAATATCAGGAGCTTGGGATACAGCTAAAAATTGGATTGATACAAACATAGTGCAAAAAATAAAAGATGTTTTATCTTGGACAGGTAATTTCTTTAGTGATATAGCTACTTCTATTAGCGATGGATGGGGTGCAGCGGTTAATTGGTTAGTTGACTGGGTTGACGAAAATATAGTTGTACCAGGTAATGCGTTTTTTAATTCGGTAGGAGATTTTATTTCTAACATTGCAACCACCATAAAAGATGCTTTTGTAGATGGTTTTAATGCAATAAAGGATTTCTTTACTAGTACGGTGCCAGAGGCACTTAAAACTGCCTTTGGGTTTGTAACATCGAAAATAAGTGCTATATTTGATTTCTTTTCTACTGTTTTTGCACCTATAGGTAATTTTGTACAAGGAATATTAAATAAAATAACAGGTTACATTGTAGATATAATTGGCTTCCTTGGAAACGCTGGGTTTGGTATAGGTCAAGCGGTAAGAGGAGGAATGGGTTTTGATAATAAAGAAGACTTTAATCGAATGATTGCCGCAACTAGAGCAGATTTATCTGTGAAAGAGCAAAGTAGTCAGATAGAATTAATTATAAAACAAGAACAAGATGCTGCTCAGCAAGCTATAAGAGCGGCTGATAGACAAGCCAACACAGTGATGATAAAACAACAACAAAGTTACGACTTACAATTAGCGGATGGTATGTAATAATGGCTGAATTAGCAGTACTACTAAGAGACCACGATAATGCAAATGCAACTGTACGGTTGGCTTTAAAAGTTGACCAGTTGTCTATTTCTGTTGGTAAACAACCAATGCAAATACCTATACCTTCTGCATCTCCAATACTTATGGATTTAGGTGCTAACAGACCATCTATAACAATATCAGGCATAGTAGATAATATAGGTATGGATACTACTAACACTACGGCTAATGCATTCTTTAATATGGAATCAAGAACTATACAAAGTCAAACTTATTATATTCCTTATAAAAACTACCTGGAAGCTCAATTAGTTAAATTCAACTCTTCTACAGCAAATGATTTACAAATAGAGGTAGGAGATGCTACAACCCCAGATTATTCTGGAAGTGGTACAACAGCTTCTACTGGTGGTGGTATATACAAAGTAGCTATACAACAGTTTCAGTTTTCTCAAATGCCTGCTACGGAAGATAGATGGACATTTAGTATTCAGTTTGTTTCACAATGGCGAGAGGGAATAAGTTAGATGGCTTCCAAGCAAATAGTTTCGTATTGGAATGGAAGTGCTTGGGTAGACTTTACTACTAGTGGCAATTCTGATTTAATAAATATGTCTTATACAGAAGCTTTAGGCACGCCTACGGCTATTCATCTTAGGATAAGCAATCCATCTTCTGACCCCTTTGCTAACTCTGGAGCTAGTTCTAAGGGTCCTTATACAGGTGTTATAACAGATTTTATGCCTATAAAGGTTAGAGACTCAGATTCTGGTCATTTGATTTTTTATGGTGCTGCCACGAATGTAAACGAAATTTATGACGATACATTTGGAATGGTGCTAGATGTAAATGCAGAAGATTATTTATTTGAATTACGAGATAACTCTACTAGAGGTGCTTATGGATACACAATAGGTCCTTCAGATGAAACCTTAGAAGCAGAATTAGCGGTAAGTTTAAATAATTCTGACACTACTTTTACTGTAACGGATACTTCTGAAATGTTTATAACAGGGTTTATAAAGATTGAAAGCGAAATAATGAAAGTCACTAAGATAAATAGTGCTACTTCTGTTACTGTTACTAGAGCTCAACAAAGTACAAGTGCCGCATCACATGATGGTTCTAGTACAGCACTAGCTATATCTGAACCTACTGCACCTATATATACAACAGTAGAAAACACAGGTATAAAAGATATTGAAAGAAAACTATGGAAACAAAATATATCTTCTAGAAGTGGGTTGATAAAATCATTAATCAATCACATGACAGAAAATATTACTCACCCAGGTAATGCGGCTTCTACAGATGCAAGATTTACAGATTCAACATTAAAGTATAGAGAAAATGAAATTTATGAATTAAGTGGTAAGGGGAAGAAGGCAGCTCTTAGACACATATCAAAAGCAGCGTCAGAAGAACCACACGCATCTGCGGCAAACAACTCAGAAGATTTTGGGTATGATTTTTATGTAGACCCAAACTTTTCATCTACAGCTACAAGTCATAAACCAACACCATTTTTTAACTATTTTAAAAAAGGGACTAGACCTACTACAGAAACTGCGGGTCCCCAAGTGTTTGGTCTTAGTTTACAATTACCTTCTCCAGACTTAGTTACAGGTGGGAGGTTTGTAGAAACAGGTAGAACAAAAGCTTTATATAACACAGAAATAAAAAGACCTAAGAAAGACATATATACAGATGTAGCAGTACAATATGCAGCAGTTTCAAAAGGAGCTAAAGGTGATGGTACAGCCGTTTCAAATGAAATTGTAATGGAAGCTATCGAAATATATGAAAACACTGGTTTAACTAACTTGGGAGATTTTAGGTGGGATGGTTATGACATAGATGGAGGCACACCAGGAACGGATAGTCCAGAGTGGTTAGCTGCTGTACTTACACAATTAAATGGTGCTATTTCAGCTGGTGATACACAAATAACCTTAGATTCTACTGAAGGAATATTCCCTGAAATGATTCTTTCAATCAACCAACCAAACGCTGGAGAACACATAAAAGTTTTATCTGTTGATTCTGCTACTCAATTAACAGTAGAAAGAGGTTTCACAGGATATGGCTCATCTCTTGGTGATGCTGATAGAAGTGACGATGCTTTTATATGGGCATTAAGAGTTGCAAAGATTCAATATATAGCAAATACATCTGAAGCAGAGACAGTTACTAGAGCTAATGCGTGTTTAGCACTTATATCCCACGTAGATAAAGGTGTGAATGAAAGCTCAACAGTTTGGAATACAACAGATGGGTTGTTCAATATATTCTTTGGTGAAAACTCAGTTGCTCAATTCAAATTAAAATCAAGACCTAGAATGACTTTAGGTATAAGAAGGACATTTAACTTTGCAACTGGCTCTGAAACGGCACCAAACGCTATTAGAGAAAATGTTGCGGCTGCATTAAGAAGAAGAACATCTTCATCTGCAGAAGGAAAATTAGACACTTACAATCCTCCTGTATATCATATTGATAATGTACCAAGTGCAGCTTCCGGGTCTGGAACACAAACAATCACTTATGGTGAAACAACCTTATTAGGTACATTAAGTGATGATATAAACAATTCAGTTACAACAATACCTGTAACTAATACTATAGGTATGTATACAGGTCAAACTATAAAGATAGGTAGTGAAAAAATAACTGTTGGTACAGTTGCAAGTAAAACATCTTTAACAGGATGTACTAGAGGAGCAAGTTCTACCTCTGCTGCATCTCATTCATCAGGGGCGGCTATAACAGATGCTAGTGTAGATTTAAGAAAGTATGGGCTTAGACCTGGTATGTGTGTAAACATATTATCTAGTGGAGTTCCTAGTACTTCTTATGGTTATGTATCATCAGTATCGGCTACACAAATAGTTGTTACCTGGTCAACAGGTGGCGTATCTACTAGTTCCCCAACAGATTCTACATTGAGATATTACATACCAGTTAGAGTTGGTGACGTAATACATGTACGAGACGACCTAGCTAATATAGATGCAAAAGCTATGGTTTTGAATATAACATACCAAGAGGGCTCAGGTTCTTCTCTTACTTCTTATCAAGTGGTTAGTGCAGAATCTGCGGAAGAGCAAGGTGCTCCAAAGAAATCGTTAGTATCAGCTACGGCAGAAGCGACTGCTCAAGAAGAAGGATTACCTCCTACTCCAGAGTTAGCGTCAGACGCTAACGTTACTACTAGTGTGGTATTTTCTTCGTCATCAGCTAGTCAAGTAAATTGGGCTGCAGGAAACATATACATTGGTGCTGATGTGTATGCTATTTCAGGAGCCAATACAAGTCAATTAGAAACTTTAAATTCAGATGGTAGAAAATATTATGTATATTACAAAAAAGGTGAAGATAGATTTAGAGTAAAATCAGAATCAGATTTTAAAAATATTGTCGCTAAAAAAAGAGATAGTGAAATAAAAGTTATAGCCCACGTTCATTATGATTTACCTTATGCTGCTTGGAGCATGGTAGGTATAAAAGGTGGTAATGTAGGAGATAACACTAGAGTAACAGGAACACAAGCACAGATGAGAAATTTCTATGCTGATGATGGTGGTGCTATTCTACCCGGATTCTCTTTTGCCGCAGATACAGATACAGGTATTTTTAGGTCAGCTACCGCTCCCTCAATAGGTTTTGCTACAGCGGGGACTGCAAGAGTGTATATATATTCGTCTGGGATACAAACAGTTATGGCTTCAAGTGGGAGTGCCGGTACTGTCTTACATGGGGATGGGAATGGGTTAATTTATAAATATACATCTTCAGAGCGATATAAAAAGAATATTGTTGATGCTGCTCTAGAATCGTCTAAAATATATGACATGAGACCAGTAGAATATGAAAACAATGAAAATTCAAAAGAAGGTGATGAAGGTAAAAAAGGATTTGGTTTAATAGCGGAGGAAGTACATGAACTATTCCCAGAAATAGTAATTTACGATGAAGAAGGAAAACCAGACTCTATAAGTTATGACCGAATATCAGTATTATTATTAATGGAAATAAAAAAACTAAAAGAAGAAATAGAAAAACTAAAGGAGAATAACTAATGGCGGATACTACAATAACAATAACATTTACAGAAGCTCAATGGGCTAGAGTTGTTGCCGCATCTAATTATGTAAAAGGTAATTGGGAATTAGGTCCCTTTACTACTACAATAGATGCAGATTATTTATCAACACACTGGAAAAATGAGATAAGTGCAATTGTCAAAAACTACGAAAAAAGCCAAGCGTCAGTTGACGATTTCTAAAATCATTCAACATAGACTAAATAACCCACACGATACCTTGCAACAAATGGCAAATACTTTTGGTTGCTCTAGGCAATATATACACAAGGTGTTGTTACAAAACGATGTACCTACTATTAGGGCTAAACGCCAAAAAAATGTACGTTATTGTTTGATATGTAACGAAATAAGTACAAAGTTAGTTCATGATGGTTCTTGTCATTTTCAATATTACAACCTAAAAGTGAATTGTGCTTTTTGTCACATTCCATTTTATAGAAAGAGATATTCTATAATTCAAAAACATAGAGAAGGCTACAAGAAAATCTATTGCTCACGAGATTGTTACCACAGAGCGAGAAGTAACAAGATATAATATACTATTTATAGAAGCAATATCTAAATCTAGAAGATTTAACTATAATAATTTATGGAACTAAATGACGATTTAATATTGCAATGGGAACCTAAGATACAAAAAATGGTTTCTAATACCTTTATCTTAGGACTTGATAGAGAAGATTTGGCTCAAGAACTACGAATTGGTTTAGTCAAGGCGGCTAAAGCGTTTGACGAGTCTAGAGGAATATCTTTTCATACTTACCTACACACATCACTAGTAAATGCAACACGCACATTAATTACTAAAGCACAAAAGCAGCCACAAACTAGAAGTATCGAGTTTAAATTTAATGACTCTGAAATTATACCTACTGAAATAGCTAATGCATTAACTGATACTAAAAACAATTATGAAGAAACAGATATAAATATTTTAATAGACACAGTTAATTTATTAGACAAGGAAAAGTATTTTATTAGATTGAAACTAGAAGGTATGACAATGGAGGAGATAACAGAAGACCTGGGAGAAAACGCATACAAAATAAGACACTCAATTAGACAAAAAATTGAAGATATATTTATAGAACAACTGGAGAAAAGCGATGCCTAGAAGAAAACGTATGAAGGGTGGGTTCATTAGAAAGAAAAAAGAACAAGCACCTAGAATAGAAGAATTAGTTTTTAGTGTAGTAGCGTCTAATCAAAATATGGACAATGCGTGGATAGAAGGAATGTTCCCAACTTTTGAAGAAGCTAAAGAAATGGTTGACAACTTTATCCAAAAAGATATTGACTTATACGTCTATTCCAAAGATAATAGAGTTTTATACACCAAAAAAGGAGTAGTTGGTGGCGAGTTATGAGTATATTGAATCTGCTCTAATACTAAACTTAGATACTAAAGAAAAAATAAGGGACTTCAAATATAGTGCAAAAGATTTTGCCAAACATGGGGACGCATATAATTTCCTAAATGATTACTTTGACAAGTATGGGAAATTTCCAAGTAAAGAAGATTTATGTGATAATTACCCAACATTAGATAGTTCCGCTTATAGTTCTAATTTTGATTATTCTTTAGAAGAATTTAAACAACACGTATTAGAAAGAACTATTTTAAGTAGTATTAGAGAAAAAGTTGGAAGAGATGGTTCAAGGGTTAAGGAAAACCCTAAAAAAGTTTTATCTGATTTAATGGTAAAACTTACAGATATTGACGTTGACTTTGATGAGGATGTTGAAGCGTATGACGATGGCAACTTATCAAGGCTTGACGATTATAAAGAGCGTACTAGAATAAGGGAGATGGGCGAAGGGCTTATGGGTGTAAGAACTAGTTTTAGTTCTATCAATACTCAGGGCGTAGGATGGATGCCAGGAGACTTGGTAGCAGCCTTCGCTAGACCCACAATAGGAAAGA